CATTGTACACATTGCGTCTTAAATCGCTGAAACGTAGGCTATACGTGGCCTGTAGCGTGTACAACGATTGGGCTAAATCATTGTACACACGTTGTACACATTGTACACAATTGTATAAACGTCGCATAAACGCCTGCGAGGCGGAGACGATCGTGTATGTCACAGGTTGTTATGCTCCAAACGTTATGAAGTGGCGTCGACTTATGTTGCGTGACGTAAGATTGCTACGTTGAGGCTTACCCAATTGACGTTGAACGTTGCTCGTTGCTCGTTGTTTGTTAGCCCACCGCTGCCATGCCACTGCATACTCGTCCTTAGTCATGCGCCGCGCGCCTCTAGTCGTTGGCTGCTTGCGCCGTGGGTCTAGTAAGTGGACAAGGCCTAATAGAATAGATAAGAACAAAACGTTAGATACTACAAATAATAAGATGCTAGACATGATAGATACCCCAATGAATTATGAATAATCGATATTGATTAGTTCACAAACAATCCGACACGTAATCTCGAAGAGATAAGTCGAATTCCATAGGGGTTACTGGAGGACAAGGTTCCTTAAACTAAAACGAAAACAAGGTTCCATATAGTAAAAAAAGGGAAAGGTGCTCGGTCTCTCAGGGAAGGGGAGATAGTGTGAGAGCGATTTATAAAAGATATTTCAAATTTTTTTTCTCGGCCCTTTTTACGCGACATATTTTTATTAGTATTACTAATGCGGATGTGTATGATGAAGCATGGAAGACGTAAAAATATGTAACACTTGCCATATAGCCCTGCCCCGCGAGGCGTTCGGAGGAACAGACGGCGTCCGCAACGCTTGCAAAAACTGCGCTGCAGGAAAGATGCGTAAGAAATGGTCAAGCTCCTACCAAGAATACCTAAATGTGCTGCATAACCAGAGCCGATCTAAGCGTAAGCAGACAATGGACTGGCTTATATCAGCCGAATTTGTAATAGCACTCTGGGAGCAACAATCAGGACAATGCGCCCTGTCCGGTGTGCAGATGACACACCACCGCGATGGCTCTGGCGCCAAAGAATTCAATGCCTCAATAGACAGAATAGATCAAGACCAGGGATACACCCCCGGAAACATCCAACTTGTCTGTTATCGCATCAATATTCTCCGCCATACGCTCCCTATAGACATGTTTTATTGGTGGATCAAGACAATTCATCAACATTCTTGTGATTAATTATTAGCTCTGCTAATATCTCGTAATGGAAGTAGAAATGATTGCAATAGAAGGTTTAGACAAAGCGCTTATTGGTACGGGCCTTAATGGAAGTACCGAAGTTTTAGTGTACGACGCTGCAAAAGCAGAGACCTTATTGTTTGAAAACGGTTTTGGCGCTGAGTCTTTGCACGATTACCTCTATACCGTAGGCATAGATGACCTTGGTCACAGTGCCCCTCTATTTGTGTACTTGGATGACAAAATCAGCGATGAATTTAGCGATGAAAGACGCGGACACCTCTCCCTCGTCCACTGAAACTGTAAGCGCACACACAGATTTTCAGTCTCAGATGCCTTATATGGGTCTGACTTTGGGAGACCTAACCGTCCAGCAAGAAAAGCTGGTGACATTAATGGCTAGCGGCATGTCTATTGCTGCTTCTGGCCGTGCAGCTGGCTATGCCAGTAGCCAAACTGCGTATGACGCGGCAAAACGTCCCGCAGTAAGACAAGCGATGCAGTATTTTCGCGAGCAGATGCGCGAAGAAGTGAAGTTTGAGCGGCAGAATGCGCACTCTATGTATATGGAGGCGTACACATCTTCGGCTACCGCTACAGAAATGAAGAATACAGTAGATTCTTTGGTGAAGTTACACGGATTAGCCACCCCAGACACTGCTGTACAGGTGAATATTAACCTAAACCAGACCGCCAAGCAGCTTGAGCGGCTGTCTGATGAAGAGTTGTTAGAGCTAGCAGGGAAAAACACTAACTATTTAGAACCACAGAGCGAATAACTATGGCTACTGTTAAGAAGAAAAAACCAGCGGCTAAAAAGAAAGCGCCTACTACAGTCGTCGGCAAGATTAACGACCAAGGCATTGTCGGTAAGATGCTGACACCCCGCACTACCCTTATGCGCGCGCTTCTTGGAAAAAAGAAACCCGCAGCTAAAAAGAAACCCGTTAAGAAGGCGAAATAATTATGGCTATACCTCCTACAAGAACAGAAGCACAAACCAGGGCAAATAAAGCCGCTGCAAAGAGGCGCGCCGCAGCCGTTAAAGCCCGCCAAAAAGAGGGCCAAAAAAAACGCGACCTAGCAAAAAAACGACAGCCCTACAAAAATTTCGGCTTGACGAAAAAGACTTTGGAAGAAAGGTATACGCCAGCTGAAATTAAAAAATATAAAGCAGCTAAAAAGAAGGCGAAATAATTATGCCAGCAGGTAAAGGAACATACGGTAGCAAAGTAGGCCGACCCAAGAAGAAGAAAAAAGCCGAACTGAAGACGCGCGATCTACTTCATAGAAAGGGCGATACTATTAAAATAGTAGCCAAGCCCGCTAAGAAAAAAGTCGGGCCAAACATTGTGAAACCTATGGTAGCAAAGAAAAAGCCAAAGAAGTCCTACTGATATGGACTGCTGGACGTGTAAAACAGAGCTAATTTGGGGCGGTGACCACGATATAGACCCGGAAGAGGACGATAGTCCTTTTTGCATGGTGTCTAATTTTAGTTGCGCCACATGCCAGGCTTACGTTGAGTTTTATGTACCAAGAGAACTAGAAATTTAATTTATGACCGAAGAAATTGCGAAGCGAAGATGTCGCCGGTGCAAAAATACGCACCCCGAAACGCTTTACTCCAGCGAAATTGACGGTCTTTGTGTGTATTGCAAGGCAGATGATGCAGAAGCGCTACCTGACCCAGATAAACCCGAAGCCTCTGTCGCCGAAACAGAAGAGGCATCTGTTGAAGACAAAGCAAAAGCGGAACTCGCCCTTAGATTCCTCACAAGAAAGCGCCTCCTCCCCTTTATCGAGCGGTTTAACCCCGACTACCAAGCCGGATGGGTCCACAAAGACATCTGCCGACGCCTTGAACAGTTCTCAAAAGACGTGGCTGACAAAAAATCTCCAAGACTTATGCTCTTTATGCCGCCTAGACACGGCAAAAGCACACTTGCGTCAATCGGCTACCCTGCTTGGCACTTGGGTAGGCACCCTGACCACGAATTTATCTCTTGTTCCTACTCAGGTTCGCTCGCAATGGGCTTTAGTCGTAAAGTCCGTCAATTATTACGTGAACCTACCTATAAAACGGCTTTTAAAACGCGGCTCGACCCTGATAGTCAGTCTGCAGAAGCGTGGCTCACAACAAGTGGCGGTGGTTTTGTCGCTGCTGGTGTCGGCGGCGGTATCACTGGTAAAGGTGCTCACGTACTTGTTATTGACGACCCCGTTAAAAACCGTGAAGACGCTGAAAGCCAGAATAATAGAGACAGTAACTGGGACTGGTATACCTCCACAGCGTATACCCGCCTTGCTCCTGGTGGCGGTGTGCTCGTTATTCTTACTCGCTGGCATGACGATGATCTTGCAGGACGGTTACTTAAAGCAGGCAGCGAAGGTGGAGATGAGTGGGAAGTAGTTAGCTACCCCGCTATTGCCGAAGAAGACGAGAAATTTCGTGATGCGGGAGAAGCGTTACATAAAGAGCGGTATGACGAGGTATCGCTAGACAGAATACGAAGAGCTGTTGGTCCTAGAGACTGGTCAGCGCTGTACCAACAGAACCCAGTTGCTGATGAAGGCGACTACTTTAATAGAGGCATGATTCAGTATTTTCACAATGATGACATAGATGTTGACCGCATGCGCTACTACTGCGCGTGGGACCTGGCGATCGGCAAAAAGGATCGGAACGACTATTCGGTTGGAATGGTAGCAGGTATCGATGAAAACGATCAGCTCTTTATAGTAGATGTCGTTAGAGGTCGGTTTGATGGCTTCGAGATTGTTGAGCAGATACTAGATCTGTACGAAACGTGGAAACCCTCAATCATTGGTATTGAGAAAGGCCACATTGAGATGGCACTTGGTCCGTTCCTAGAGAAACGCGTCAAAGAACGCGGACTCCACGAAGCGTACTTTAAGGAGCTAAAGACAGGTAGACGCGACAAAGAAGCTCGAGCCAGAGCCATTCAGGGTCGTATGCAACAGGGCATGGTGTTTCTGCCCAAAGATGAGCTGTTTACAGGACCCTTGGTTGCTGAGCTACTTAGGTTTCCAAACGGAGTACACGACGATCAGGTCGATGCGCTAGCGTGGTTAGGTTTGATGATGAGCGAATTTGCTACATTCCAGAACCAAGTAATACACGAGCCGTCTTGGCGAGATCGACTAGACCATATGTTTGCGGTGAAACGCGATAAATCATCCATGAGTGCCTAAAATATGAAAAAGCTAACCCCCGCAAAAGAACAAGAAGTAGCGTCCGCGCAGTGGGATAGATACATCCGCGCACGCGATAACGGCCATCTTGAATACATTGAAATGGCTAAGAAATGTGACGCTTTTTACAGAGGCGATCAGTGGGACGAATATGACGCTGCCGCGCTTGAAGCTGAAGGGCGTCCTGCCCTAACAATAAACACAGTATTACCTACTATTAATACAGTATTAGGTGAGCAGTCAACGCGACGTGCCGACGTACAGTTTAAGCCACGCCGTGGTGGAGAGGCAGAAGTAGCCAACACGCTGACGAAACTCTACATGCAGATCGCGGACAACAACAAACTAGACTGGGTTGAACAGCAGGTATTTAGCGACGGGCTTATCCTCGACGGACGTGGATTTTTTGACGTTCGCATGGACTTCTCAGACCACGTAGAGGGTGAAATACGAATCACTGCTAAAGATCCTTTGGACATCCTAATAGACCCCGATGCTAAAGAGTATGACCCTAAAACCTGGAACGAGGTGTTTGAAACCCGATGGATGACACTAGACGAGATTGAAGAGCTGTATGGCAAGAAAAAAGCCGAAGAGCTTCAGTTCATCGCTGAGAATGGTAATAGTTTTGGACGAGACTCTATTGAGTATGAAGAGCAGCGGTATGGCGACCTTGACCCGGAAGACGACTACTTTGGATCTGGCGTACCAGGCGATGATGAGTACCGCAATGTAAAATCACTGCGCGTTGTTGAGCGCCAGAATAAAAAAATAGGACGCGTAACGTGTTTCGTTGACCCTGAAACAGGTGA